ATGATGAATCGCATTGATGCTGATGTACTGCAAGGCTTCATGCGCCCGATGGATCGGGAAGGCGAGCGTCTTTACATTGATGCCGGCGTCGGCCACCTGCGTTTGCGGGTGGTGGCGGCCGATGGCAGTGAAATCGAAAACGAGGTGCTGCCGAGCAATCGCGACCTCAAGGCCCTGTTTGCCGAGAAGCAAGTCGCCGAGCGTTTCGGCGCCGGCCCCGAGGCGCCGATCTTTATCACCGGCAAGCTCGGTCCCATGGTGCGCCAGGCCCTCGGCTGTGGCCGCACCTTCCTCCACGCCGCCGCCCAGTGGCTGGCGGCGCGGGAACGCATGGCGGAGCAGGGCGATAGCGCCACGACTCTGGCGATGATCGAGATTTCCGCCTCCGGTTACACCCTGGTCGGCGTCGATAACGAAGGCCGCCTCAAGGACGACCTGCTGGTGCTCAACCCCCGCTGCGGCGCCGGCACCGGCGTTAACCTCGACCGCGTGTTGCAGAAGCTCGGCCTCAAGCGCGAGCAGGTGGACGAAGTGCTTGCCGACTACCTGGGCGAGGCCGGCCGTGACAAGCGCGAGAAGATCACCACCCGCGCCGACCGCTGCGGCGTCTTCGGCGCCTCGGCCACCATCTCCGACAAGAACCAGGGCATCCCCCTCGCCGTGGCGTTGGCGACGACCCTCAAGTCCGAGACCCTCAAGGTCTGCCGCAAGCTGCCGGTGGGCTTCGACCGCGCCGTGATGCTCGGCCGCTTCTTCAACTGGCAGTTCGTGCGCGACTGCGCCGAGGATCATCTGCGTTCCATAGGCGTCGGCCGCATGGACTACGATCCGGACAACACCCAGATTCTCGACGCCCTCCACAATCTGGTACAGCGGGTCGGCCCCGAGGCCCTGGCGCAGCCCGACCTGAGTCTGATGCAGGAGGCGCACCTCAACGAGTTCCCCGCCTTTGCCGCGCTGAAGGCGAAGTACGAGGCCGCTGGCGACCGCCGCTACCATCGCGTCCCCAGCCCGTCCATGGCCGTGGCGCCGGTGGCCGGATTGGCCGAGATGCCGGTGCACATCGGCCTCGACGTCGGCTCCACCATGGCTAAGGTGACCATGGCTGACGACACGGGAGAGATCGTCTTCCTCGACGCCTACAGCAACGCCGGCGACACCATCGCCACCGTCAAGCGCGTGTTTTCCGACTTGCAGGAGCGCGGCATCGACTCGCTCCAGGTGCGCTCCATCGGCATCACCGGCTCGGCCCGCTATCAGGTGCGCGAAGCCCTGTCGCGCATCTACCCCGAACTCGGCGCGCGCATCGCCGTGCTGGTGGAAAACTACGCCCACGCCCGCGGTTCCATCGACCAGGCCCGCGACCATCTCGCCAGCCTCAAGGCGGCCGGCATCGAAGGTCTCAACGAGGACTTCTGCGTTCTCGTGGACATCGGCGGCGAGGACACCAAGATTTCCACCCTGGCGCTGAAAGAAGCCGAACTGTTCAACAACGCCATGAACGTCAAGTGCTCCGCCGGCACCGGCAGCCTGATGGACACCCTCTCGGCGCTGTTCGGCATCCCCGGCGCCGGCGAGGCCAGCCGCGCCGCCATGGCCGCCGCCAAGGGCTACGAGATCAACGCCACCTGCGCCGTGTTCCTGATGGAAAACGCCCAGAAACTCCAGGCCCAGGGCGTCGAGCGCGGCGAGATTCTTGCCTCCGCCAACTGGGCCATCGTCGAGAACATGGCTCGCACCCTTTGGAGCCAGGTGGAACTGCCGGCCAACAGCGTCGTGCTGCTGCACGGCCAGACCATGCTCTCCGACCCGTTGCCCCTGGCGGTGACTGATCGGCTGCAAGACTATCTCGGCGCCGCCGCCTACGGCCTGGTGCCGCCCTATCCGGGTCACCGCGCGTGTATCGGCCTGATCCGCACCATGCTCAAGAGCAGCCCCGAAGGCGCCCAGCCCATGGCCTTCGCCGCCTTTCTCGATTCGCAGTTCGAGAAGCGCATCATCCAGTGCCAGGGCGCTGCCTGCGACGACCCGGAAGCGGTGTGCAACCGCACCAGTCTCAAGTGCCAGGGCGCCGACGGCAAGAAGTTCACCTTCACCCTCGGCGGCTGCTCGGCCATCAACGAGTTGTTCGCCAAGGCTGCCGAGCGCAAGAGCGGCAAGATTGCAATCCAGGCCACCGCACCGGTGCGCGACACCTACAAGGAAATCTGGGACTTCATCGACGGCCGCAATCCGAAGAGCGACGACCCGCGCCGCCTCGTGATTCCGCGCAGCTTCGTGGTCTCCGAGTGGGCTTTCTTCCTGTCGCAGATTTTTGTCGCCCTCGGCCTGCCGGTGCACGTGGACAACGTCCGCGACAAGGACCTCAACACCGCCCAGCCCCAGTTCGACATCGACTCCTGCGCCCCCCACATGGGCGCCGTCGGCCAGTTCAATCGCCTCGCCGGCGAGGAGCACGGCTACATCCTTGCGCCGCAGATCGACAAGCTCGCCACCGACGGCAAGAGCCTCGGCCGCACCTGCACCCTCAACCAGGGCGGCATGGCGGTGGCGCGGGGCCTGGCGCAGACCGCCCATCCCCGAGCCCGTATCCACCTCTTCAATCTTGACTTGTCGAGTTTGGAGGCCGGGGCGATCAGCGATCAGCTCTTCGACCGTCTGCAAGCGGTATTCGAGTTTTACGGCATCGCTCCCGACCGCACTGCCCTGGCTCAGGCCGTCGATGCCGCGCTGGAAGCCCGCCGCGCCCAGCGCGCCGAGGTGGCGGAGTTCGCTGCCGATCTGATCGAAGATGCACAAGCCAATGGCCATCGCGTCGCCCTCGTCGTCGGCCGCGAATACCTGCTCAATCCCGGCATCTACGATAGCCATGTGCGACGCCTGCTGCGCGACAAGCAGATGGCGGCGATTCCGAGCTATGTGCTGGATGTGGAACTTGATGAAAACTTCGGCCACATCTACTGGCGCAACCCGCACCTGATTTCCACCATCCTCCACGCCACCGCCGAAAAGACGCTGCACCAGCGCATCCGTCAGCCACGTCTGGCGGCTCTGTTTGCGGCCATGGAAGCCGGCGAAGATCTGTTGCCCATCGTGCAGATTTCCACCTTCTGCTGCGGCCCCGACAGCGTGACGCTGCCCCTGGCGGCAGAGCTGATGAAGAAGCGGCCCTTCCTGCTGATCCAGTCCGACGCCATCATCAAGGAACTCGCCCACCTGGAGAACCGCGTCAACACCTACGTGCGCCAGCTCGAACTCGGCCTCCACGGCAAGCTCAAGCTCGGCGACGAGACGCCCTTCGAGGTGCGCGCCCTCGACAACCTCGAAAACGAGCGCCCCATCGACGCGACCAAGGATGTCATCTACTTCCCCACCCTCGCCGACAACCGGGTTCTCACCAGCGCCCTGCGCGGCGCCGGCTTCACCTGCATCGACAACTACGCCGAAGGCTTCGACCTGCAAGGCAACATCAAGAACGGCCGTCAGACCGTGGGCGATGCCGTCTGCGCCCCCATGGCCGGCGTATATGCCGATCTGGAACGGGCCACGGCCGACTTCGCCCGCCGCCGCGCCGAGGGCGACCCCCTCGTCGCTGGCAAGTCGCGCCTGCTGTTCTTCGACAATGCCGGCAGCGGCCCCTGCCGCCAGGGCCAATACGTCGAAGTGCACAAGCTCTCCGCCTGGCGCAATGGCGTCGCCCTCTCATCGCCCATGACGGGTGAAGGCCAGGGCGCCGACGGCTGCCCCTCCGGCGCTGAAGCCGTGATGCGCTTCCTCGTCGGCCGCGAAGCCGACGGCTACAACTTCGGCCTCGAAGAATGGACCCTGATGCGCATGTATCAAGGCGTTATTCTGCAAGGCGTGTTGCACGACGTGCTGTTCAGCGCCGCCACGGTCTGCCGCGACGTCGCCGACTACCGCCGCTTCCACGCCGACTACGTGACCATGAAGGATGAGGTGTTCGCCGCCCTCGAAGCCTTCCAAGGCCCCGGCGCTCTTGGCCGCGCCTTTGCCGCCGCGCCCGATCCCTTCGGCACCGCCGCCAAGTATTTCGCCTATCGTCTTCATGGCCGCGACATCGCCGCCCCCCTGCGCCGCTTCGCCAAGCGCTGGCTGGCGGGCGGCGTTCATCACGATGCCACGCAGGGCAAGCCGATCAGCATCCACGTCACCGGCGAGGTGTACATGCGCGTCGCGCAGGCTGAGGACATCTTCCGCACCCTGCTTGCCACCCTCGGCTTCGGCCGCTTCCACATGGAAGTCGCGCCGGTCTGGGGCTACCTTGACTATCTGGTCGAAGAGTCCGCCGAGGATGCCCGCGAGGCCGAAGCCCTCGCCAGCGCAGAAATCGCCCGGCGCGGTCATGACAATGAGCGTGACAAAACCCTGCAAGCCGCCCGCGCCAAGTCGGCCCGCGTCGACCGCCTGCGCTGGATGCTGCGCAACCTGATCGCCAAGCCGCTCTACGCCGCCGCCGGCCTGCCCATGCCGCGCGCCGCCCGCGAGACCATGGACGCGGCGGTGGAAGTGCTGCCGACCCTGCGCCCGATCGGCGAACTCGGTCCCTATGTCGGCGAAGTGCTGCTCGGCCTGCGGGAAGGCAGCGACCTGTTCCTCAACGTCGCGCCCACCGGCTGCATGGTTTCCGCCATGGGCCAGGTCATCTCGCCACGCCTGCGCGACGTTGCCGGCAGCGACACCGGCAGCCATTGCGGCCGCATCCAGCATCTGTTTTCCGCCGACGGTGAAGTGAACGACGAGGTTCTCGCCATGGCCGTGCTGAAGAGCCTGGGGCCGGAGCGGTTTTTTGTGCGCGAAGGGGTGGCGGTGTAACGGGGCTGGTTGTTGTGTTGCCCTGGGGGCCGCGTCAATAGGCGGTCTTGGGGGGTATGGTCTGGGTGCGCCGTTTCATGCGGATTGTGGCAGGGCATGGGTTGGGAGCGCCGCTGGATGCGGCTTGCAGGCCGGTTGTTTCTGGAGCGTTTTTTTAGGTGAGGCTAGTTCCTGGATGAAGCTCCGCGCCGGGAGTTCGCCCCGGCGGGCGACCTCCTTTCTGGTGTGCGCCAGAAAGGAGGCAAAGAGCGCACCCCGCTGCCCCGGCCTTCGGCTTCCCTCCCTCCGGCTCGCCAGACCGGCCGGCCGCTAAACTCGCTGAGCTCGAACAACGCGGCCGGAAACCCCGGCCCAGTGTAAGCGCGCGCCCGATTTGGCATCGTTTTGCGCGCTTTTTGGCACAGCGTAAAACGGCCTGTGGCGCGTTATTTGAGTCTGGCCGACAGGCGGGCCTTGGCGACCTCGAAATAATGCGGGCTAGCCTCTATGCCGGTGAAGGTCTTTCCGTGGCTTAGGGCGGCCATTCCGGTGGTCGCGGAACCCATGAATGGGTCGAGGATACGGTCACCGCAGGCGGCTACCAGCTCCTCCATTAGGGGGAGCGGTTTCCCTACCTGGTGCAGCTTTCCGCCTGCCAGGGGGTTATGGCGGAACAGGCCAGGGGAGTAACGCTCACCCTTTAGCGCCCCCTTGCTGCCCCAGACGATAAACTCGGTCTGGGCACGGAAGCCGCCTTTGTAGGGCCGGGCGCCGCCGGTCTTGTCCCAGACGGCTATCCCTCGCCACGTTACTCCAGCGGCCTGCATGGCGTCGGTGGTAACGGGGAGCTGGCGCCAGTCGGAAAACACCAGCATCAACCCGCCCTCGGCGAGGCGCTCGTAGCAAAGCCCCATCCAAAGAGCCGACCAGTGAAGGTAGGAACGCTGATCCTTGGTGTCGCCTGCAAAGTCTGGGAACTTGGCGTTACCGTTGTTGAGGTACTTATCCCCGGTGCTGCGGGCGCGGTCGCCTTTCGACTGACCTCCGCTGCTGTATGGCGGGTCAGTGACAACCGCGTCGAACAGGCCGGCCAGGCCAGGGAGGACGGCGAGGCAGTCGCCTCGGCGCAGATCGGCGCCGGGGAGGGTGAAGCGCGAGTTGTTAAGGAGCGTCTTGCTTTTCGTTGCCATCGGTCGTTTCCTTTCGGATTGACGCTCGATGGCGCTCGGGTTTGAGGCTCTGGGCCTTCACAAAATTCAGAGTCCCGCAACGGGAACACTTGATGGCCAGGCGGGTAAATTCTCCTTCGGCCAGTTTTCTATTGCAGTTACCGCATCGTACTGTTTCCAAGTCTCATGGTCTCGCGTGATAGGCTAGGCGCGCCGTGTGCACGGTGCGGCGCCTTGGCCTGACGCAGGCTCCATCTGCCGATGGCGGCCGGTTGGGGTGCGCCAACACCCCTTCCGGTCGCGCCGTCTCTCCGTTACTTAGTAGCCAGGGCTTCCTGAATCGCAGCCTGGTATTCCGAATCCAGCGTCTGAATGGACTCGAAGGTAGAGGCAACAAGCCGCCCGTAAGCGAACGCCAGATAGACGGCTTCCACGGCGGCTGCCTTACGGGCTGCCAGGCTGTTTTCCGTGATGACGTAGGCGGCGAACTGGGGTGCCGTCATGCCGAGCTTTGATCCCATTGCCAGCAGGTATTGCTCCGGTGTCTGCCCGCCTCGCATCGGCGTTACATCCGTCGCTGTGAAGCGCTGGGCAGCCAGCAGGTTTTCGTCATAGACCGCCGCCACGCCCGCCGACTTCGTGAATTGATCCAGGGTGTTCTGACGGGTAGTCTTAATTCGCTCCAGGGCCGAAGCCTTAAGTGTCGCTAAGTCTATCGGGCGGGACATGTCGCCATCCCAGTAGAAGCGATCATCGCCGCGAACGACAACTGGATCATCTTCCTCGGTGATGCCCCACGCCGCGAAACTCTCGCGCCAGTTCATGAGGGTGCCGGCGGGAATCTGAACGTCGCCAAAGGTGTAGGCGGCCAGAGGGTTGATGACTTCTCCATTGAATTTGAGCATGGGTGATTACCTCGCGTTGCTGTATTTGAGAGAAAGTCGGCCAAAGGCGAAATACACGTACTTGTGACCGGATACGTTGGTGTCGTTATTAGCTACCCCACGGGCTTTGATGCCGTTGCTAACCAGATCGTGAGCGCCCCAGGTTGCCGCTTCGATGTATTGCTGGTTCATCTGCATACCGGCCGTGTTCGGGTTCGTCGGACTGCGAACACCGTCGTAAGTTGTGAAGCCGCCAGTTGAAGTGGTGTTCTTCCAAACAACCATTTCAGGGGATATGTTCATTCCACCAAATACCCCGTCTGTGCTGCTCCCGTTCCCTACCCATGAGCCGAGATTGATCGCGCCATATTTCTCTGCGACGGCGATCCACCGATATGTTCCAGTGGCAAGCGCGGCGGCGACGGTGAAGCCGGAAGAATTGACACCGCTAATCGTTGTGTCAGCGCTCTCAGCGCCAAGACTTTCCAGATAAAGCAGCTTTCCGGCGGTCAGGTCGGGGTGATAGGTATACCAAATGCCGGTCGCTTCGTTCTTGAGGATGACGAGCTTGCGCGTCGTTGCCAGCCCATCGGCCACGGTATCTGCCGCGCCGTTGACGTGCGAGAGCCGCCCGGTGGCAACGCCATAGGCCGCACCGACGTGGAGAGCGTATCCAAGGTAACTGTTGCCGGTCAGCGCCGGGAAAGCCGCCTTGGCTGCCGTGCTGCTGCTGTCGAGATAGTTCGCCGCGTCGTCGGAGAACCGCCAGCGCCAACCTTCCGTCGTGGTATCGCGCCGCTTGAAAATCTCGATGTAATCCGACCAGCCGGCCCGAGCGGTGGCGAGGGTTGCCTGCACGTTCGCACCACTGTCGGTGACGGCCTTGAACACATCTTTCGGGAGGACGGTCGGCTCGGGGAGGTTTCTTGCGTTTGGCGGGTAGCACCCCGTCTCAGGCGTACCAATAAACGGCCTTTGACCGAAGTTCCAGTCGGCCGCCGCCGTGATGCCGTAAGGGAATTGCTGACCCGTAAGCCCGGTGGTGATGTCCGTCCAAGCCCCGGCATCGGTGATGTTCCGATACTTGAGCGTCCCGCCAATAGATAGCTCGAATCCGAATACCTTGTTGGCCGTGACCGTCGTCGTGTTCGTCGTTCCCGAAGCACTGATGACGCCGGCGGTAACATTCGATGCGCCGGCGGTGACTTCCCAATAGGAGTTCATCGAGAGCGCGTCGAATGTTCCGCGCACGGCGGTCGTTCCAGATCGCAACGCCCCGGCGGAAATGTTCGCCGCTGACGGATAGATTGGGTTCAGGGTGCAATGGTTGTTCGTAGGCGTGTCTGTCAGCCAGTCGTAATTGATCCCGTTGCTCGCTGTATCGACGGCGTTCCAAGAAAGAGTCCAATCCCTCGGTGTTCCACCACGCGCCGGGTCGCTGTAGTCGTAACCGAGTGTTGCCTGCGAAGCTCCGTTGCTGAATGGGAGATAAAAGCCGTTGTTGCCATAGGTGCCGGTGTATTTGATCGGCTCCCAGTGGCCTTTTTCTGGGCAGATGCGACCGAAACTGGATGGAGTTAGAGCCTGCCCGTCGATAAATCGAAAGTCTGAGATATTTCCATCAAGCCATCCGATCCCGTTACCGCCGATAACGTGATTCACACCAGAAGAATTGATCGGCGGAGTCCCTGCGACGGTTCCAGATGCGACGACGGAACCATTCACAGATAGCGTTGCAGAGGTTCCGTTTTGACTCCAAAGAATATCGAGGTGACTTCCGGGGTCACGGAATTTCGCAGCGGACACAACTACCGGATTGACGTTTGTATTCCAGATGAGGCACAGGCTGTCACCATTGACCGTACCCGTTTCACCGAAATATAGAGCGGTGGCGTCGGTTGAACTGCTGGCAAGGCCGAATAGAACCTGTCGAGCGTTATTCTTCGCCCGCTTTACCCGCAGCGATACAGTGAAGACATATTGACTTGTCGGCGCCCCGAATATTTTCGATAGCTGCTGCGCACCACGGAACCGAAGGGAATGCCCAATCATGTAATGGGACTCCCAGTGCCCGCCGCCCATCAGGAGTGGATGAACGCTACCCGGAATCATGACTTCACATCCGGACGAATATGGAAGCTGATCTCGGTCGCCGAGTGAATGTGGTAGACGATCTCATCGAAGGCACTGAGGGTCTGGGTCTGCGCCGGGATGGCCGATGAACCGCCGACATACTTCCAGTAGGTGCCGAAAGCCCAGGCGCGGGCGGTGGCGGCGTCCTGCTGCACCCGGATGATTCCGCTCTGGCCTGCGACGGCATTGGTGAAGGTGTTGGCGAACGTGATGTTGCCGGTCACCTGCCCGTAGAAATGATTTGCGGCAGAGAAGTCGATATTGCAGGTGCCCGTGAGAGCGGGAAGAACGACGGGGAGGCCGCGCTGGGCCTTGGAGAAAGTGTTGTTCGCCGACGCCGATACGCCGCTGGCCGCGTCGATGTCGATGAAGAGCGTGGTCGCACTTTTGGCGATGCCGACCACCACGGCGTCAGCCGGCGCCGAGGACGTTACCGCTCCCGCCGTGCTGGCGTCGAGGTAGTAACGCGCACCGGGTGTCAGGCCAGTGAACAGCGGGCACTCTCCGTAGAGATAGACCTTGCTGTTTGTCACGTCTGCGATACCGACCGCGCGGTTGTTCGCAGTGCCGTCGGCAATGGCTTCGTCGAACCGGGTATTAGCCGAGTCCCAGCGCACCGCCTCGCCGTCGGCCACGCTGGCCTCGAAGACAGCGCCATTGATGACTACCGCCTTTTGCGCGCCCGTTACCATCGCGGTAATGGCCTGGCGAAGCTGAGTACGATCGCCAACGTCAAGCGTGATGCCGGCGCCCTCGATCAGGTTGGCAAGTTCCTCTTGAACGCTGTCGAACCAGGCTTCATCAAGCTGTGTCGCGGGAGTTCCCGTGCCAGGGTTGCCGTTGGTAAAACCATGCTTTCCCGCGCCGAATTTATCGACGCTCTTTGTCGAGGTTGCTATGCGGTCCATAGTCAGGCTCCGTAGGTGAATGTGACGTCGGTGTGCGCGGGCTTCAGTCGATTGACCACGCACTCAAGGGTTGAGTCTCCCCAGCTGCGCAGGCGCGCATCGCAAGGGGAACCACAGGCCATCGCGGTAACGCGGGAGGCCGGAAGATTGAGTCGCCACTGATGCGTCCAGGCCGGCGCCGGGTTGAGGAAGTCGTTGCAGCGAGAAATACAGGTGAAGGGCTTGAATTCGGTCACCGTCGCGCCGGGGTAGCCCAACACATCGGCCAGGGCGATGAAATAGGCCGGACTGGCGCCGCCAAGCATGGTCAGGCGCTGCACCAGGGACATGCGCCGCTCATCAATTCCGGCATCGGCAGGAGTGCATGGGTCGGGCAAGCCGGCAACACGCTCCCAGTCGGCGAGCAGTTCGTAGGCGGTGCGCGGATCGGCCTCGTTCAGGATGTCGCCGGCACGAAGATCGACGCGAGCCATGACGTCAGCCAGGGCGTGTAGCAGGCCCGTTAGCGTTGCCCCTGGCCCACGCGGCCAGGCGGCGCCCTGGGGCAGCAGCGCCTGAAGCTGCGCCAGATAGGCGGCGGAGCTCAAAGCCACGTCACACTCCCGAAGGTCGCCATCTGGCCCACGGTGTGAGTCACATCGGCAGCAGGCGCTGCCAGAACATGATCCGTCTCGCCGGCTGCCAGAGACACCGCCTCGCGGATGTGCGTCACCAGGATCGTGGCCCCCGGCTCAGACTCCCGCAGCAGCAGATCGCGCAACTCCGCCTCGACGGCTGCGCGGACGCTGGCACTGTCCGGCGTCAGATCAATCTGAAAATCAATGGGAACCGCCACGGGCGCCACGACCGTAAGGACCCCAGTAACCGGCCGGCGCGCGTCGATGTAGGCCTGTACTGCCGCCACCTCGGCCGGATCAGGAATCTGACTGGCGTCATCATCACGCACAAAGCGCACTGTCACGGTTCCGTCGCCAAGCTCTTGGGGGTAGCACCAGGCGCGTGTGACACCGGCCACCTCCTTTGCCCAGGCAACATAATCCGCCGCCGAGCCACCGTGAGGCGGCTGGCGGATGCGGTCAATGACCCGCTGCCGCAACGCCTCGACACTCTCCACATCGGCTCCGCCGGTGAGGTCGCCGGCCGCCACCACGGCAGACGACGAAACACCGACCACCGGCGTTACCAGCGTCAGCGCCGTGCCGGCCACTGCGTTACCCGCCTGGCCGGCAGCAACTGCGGTAACGGCAAGCGTCGCCGACGCCCCCGCCAGGGTAAGCTCTGCGTCGGTTTGATACTCCACGCCATCCCCACGCTGGAGCACGGTTCCGGCCTCGATGACACTGCCGATGGTGCCGGTGATCGTCACATTGCCGGTCGCATAACTCGCCGCCACCCGCCCGTCCGGTAGCCAGATCGCGGCATAGCGCAGCAGCATCTCCTCATCGCAGGTGTCGGGCAGAATCTGCCGGGCAATCCAGGCAAGGAAGCCGTACAGGCCGTGGGCAACGCCTGCCACAACCCGGCCGATCACGTTCAGGTTGCTGCGGCGCAGCTTGGCGTCCGCACCCGGCAGCCGCCCTTCGATATCCGCCTGGGCCTGGTTAATCAAGTCCTGGAGCGAAGGTCTGGAAAAGCTCATGCGGCACCCCACAATGAATCGAATCGGTAAGCCAGGCGGGAACCGTCAGGCTTATGGACGGACACCGCCAGGGCGAGAATTCCGTCGCGCGGATTGGTCGCCTCGACCACCACACGTTGGGCAATCTCATCGGCCACCAGCCAGGCAAGCGCCTCTTCCGCGAACTGCCGCGCCTTGACCAGGTTCTCGCGCACCTGCTTGCCGGGAAACAGCAACCACAGGCGCGAGCCAATGGCATCGCCAGACGCGTCGGCGAAGACGTCCGCCCACCAGCCACGACGGTCGGTGCCGTTGTGGGGGATGGCGTCGTCCGGCCGCGCCTGGGCATCGGTGAACAGGCTGATGATGATGGCCGTGGCCAGCTCGTCGTCTTCGGCCAGCAACAGGCCCTCCAGCGCCATATCGGCGCCGCGCGTGAAGTCGAAGAACCGGGTCTGAATATCCGCCACGTTATGGCCCCTCCGGCGGATTGATCGGCTTCACATCGGGAACTACTACCGCCCCAGTCTGCCAGGTCTTGTGTTCATACGTTCCGCCGCCAAGGGACGTCCAGCGCTCGCCGTAACCATCCACATCCCAGGAGTAAGAGTGGGACGCATGCAGCTCGATATCCAGCGCCTCGATCCGGCATTTCTTCGGGGTGGAAACGACGATGCCATCGCGCGTCAGATGCACTTTTTGCCCCTGATCGTCATGCAGCGCTGCCTCGCCGGGCCGGAGGCCGGTGAGACGGTAGCGCCGGTCCGCGATACAGATCATCACGCCCTGGTCGCGGGAGCCGTTGAGACTCAGGAACACACCTTCGGCGCCGGGGAACGGCACCGAGGTAAAACCGTACTCTTGGAAGCGCTCCACGTTGTCACGCACTTCGCCGGCAAGTAGCGAGACCTGGCTGCGCTGCTGCTTCGGCGCGTCGGAGATGGAGGCAATGATCCCGCGCGCCGCCATCAGGCGCAGGCGGCGCGACATGGGACCGAGCAGCTTGTGTATCTCGCGGCTCACAGCATGCTCCAGTCCGAACCCTTGGGCTTGCGCTCCTTCTGTTCCTTGTCGAACAGTTTCTTGCCCAGCTTCGACCCCTTGATGCCGGCGAACAGCTCAAAGGCCTCGCGCCGGGCCACGGCGATCTGCGTTACCGTGCCGCGCTCGTCGAGGCGGTAGGTGCAGCCGGCAATCAGCAGCGGCGCATCAACCATCAGCATCGGCGACGTGACATGCACCAGCGTGTTCGGCTGCCACAGCTCGCCATTGACGCGGGTCCAGCCCTGCACAGTGATAGTGGCGCGACTGGCCCGGCCGGCGCGCACATTGCGCTCCCACTCCGCCCGGTCGCGCAGGGTGCCGCTGCTGCCGTGATCTTCGGCCACTACCACCAGCGGCCGATAGCGAGACACCACCTCATCGGCAATCGACGCCGACGGATGGGCGACCGCCGCGCCCTCCCAATCATCCCCACCCTTGTTCTGCCCCTTGATGAGATAGGAGGAGTGCCGATCCTTCCAGGAGAACTTGGCGCTGGCGGAAAGAATGTTCTTGCCTTCCACCAGGGCATCCTCCACCTGCACCGATCCAGCGCGGGCAATGACAAGATTTCCCTCGGCGTCGGAAACCAGCATCACGGCGCGCATGCGGGCGGCGCGCGAAAGACACTCGAAGACGCTCTCGCCCTCTTCGATATTCCAGCTGGGGAAGGCCTTGCCCACATCGGTTTCGACCTTGAGGCCGATGCCGAAGGGCTTTATCAGGTCGCGGGCGATCACGTCGAGCTTAACGTTGTGCCACTGGCCGCTCTTGTGGATGGCGGAACAATCCACCAGGTCGCCGGTCTTGTCACGGCCGGTAACGCGCACCGCGTGACTGGCCCGGTCGTATTCCGGCTCGACATCGTCGTTGTAGCCGTCGATCACCACCTGACCATCGAGGTAGAGCTGACAGGCCTGACCGGGAAGAATCTTGTGCAGCTCCGCCGATCCAGGCCAGCGCTCGGTCATGTCGAGATTGAAGGTGCCGGCGATCTGCTCGATGGAGCGCGTCACGGACAGCGATGTCCAGCCACCGAAGTAGCTGCCGCCCACCTTGAGTTCCGCGATGCCTTTTGCCGTGCCCATTAAGACAGGCTACGGACCCCTCCCCGCCACCTCAATTAACGCACGTTAAAACAGATTCAGACGCGGAGGATTTCCAGGGTGACGCCCCCCGGCACGAAACCGGGATGGCGAATCGCCGGATTGCGGTCGATGATATCGCCGTCCCGCGTTGCGTCGCCATACACCCGGTGCGCCACCACCAGGGCGGGCAAGGTGCCGGGCAGCACCGTGGTACCCAGGCGCGCCAGGCTGGCGCCACGCGCCGCCACATCGCGCACCAGGGCGGAGCGTAATGCCACCAAGGAAGGATAAACCGTATCTGGCGCTACATCCGCCACCGTGTCGAGAGCATCGACCAGCTCGTCGCGCAGGGCCACCGCCTGGTCGTAGGTGGTGAATTCCACCCGTGCCGACGCGCGCACGGCTTGAATCACAGCCGCCCGCTGCACCAGGGAATTTACCGCCGCCACGTTGCGCGCCTGGGCGCGGCGCGACGGCGTGGTGAGAGGCACGGGCCGCGCCGCCGACTCCGCCTTTCCCCAGCCGAAGAGCTTGCGCAACGCGGCGATGGCCGCCAGGGGCGCGGTAGCCAGGCCGCGCACCCCAGCCACCAGCCCGAGAATCCGATTAGCGAGATCCACCGGCGCGCGCAGAATGGACGCCAGGCCGCCAGACAGCAGCTTGCCGGCCGACAGAAAATCCGTCAGCACCGACATATCGGGCAGCATGCCGCTGCGGATCGCCGCCAGATCGTCGATCAGGCCCTGTACCTGACTCATGGCCGACAGATCGGCGAAGTCGGGCAGACCGTCCAGAGAGAATTCGACGCAGAAATCATCCAGACACGCCGCCTCGGCGTCATCGGCCGCTGCATCCACGGCATCGGCCGTATCGACGCGGGCGCTCGGCTCGGTGTTGTCGCCGGCCTCGATAAACTCCAGGGAGAAGCGAGCAATGCCACCCTCGTCGGTTGCCGATTCCGAGATGCGCGCCGGCGACGCCAGGGAGACCTGGCGCCGACCGTAGTACGGATGCACCAGCTCACCAGGGCCGGGTTCTTCCAGGGCCGTAATCAGCTCATCACGCCATTGATCGTAGTCGTCGCCGGTAACAAGTGCCTCGATGGTGAAGCGGCGCGCCAGGCGGCCCATGTCCTCCGGCCAGGCATCGTCGCGCTGGGGATATTCATGGATCGCCGTGCGCCGGCCGATCTGGGTGTCTCCCTTCTTGACGTAGAACTCCACGCCACGGAAGCTGGCCTGGTCGAGAGGAAGACGCTCGCGCCAGCTCATGTCACGACCCCGCCATCATCGGGCCGGCATCGACATTCAGCCCGACGCCACGCGTCTGACTGGTGGCCCGCACCGACGTTACCGCGCCATCCTGGCTGACCTTGATGGCGATCTCACCCTTCACCTCGGCGGATGTATCCAGGCCCTCGCGATTCTTTTTCAGCTGCGCATCGAACCGATCCTGAAAATTCAAGCCAAGGAACGAAAGCAGCTTCTCCAGCGGGGCGCTGGCGTTTTCTTTGATGCCGGTAACGCGCTCCTTGTCGCGGGACGTATCGCCCGCCCATTCGCTGACACCCCACATCGCCAACAGTGGTGCAGCAGCCAGGCCTCCGGTTCGCAGCAAGCCGCCCAGACCGAGGGACTTGGCCGCCGTAGTTCCCGCCCCCGCCTCCAGGGCGGCGCCTGCGCCGCCGAGAATTCCACCGCCCGGCATGTTAACGACAAACACCGGCGTGACACCCGCCGCTGCTTCCAGGGCCTTGCCCTCAGCCAGGCCAGCAGCTGTGCCGCCAAAGCGGCTCATCAGGGCACTGACACCCTTACCGCCGTAGCGGGCCAGGGCCAAGGTGCCCGCCGTCATTGCGGCGCCACCGAGGGCAACATCCTTGCCATCGAGACCGAGGCCGCCGTTCTCTTTCTTATCCAGCCCCCACTTGATGAGCTGGGAAAGAGTGCTGTTGATCGGGCGCGCAAAGTCGTCGGCCGCCTTGCGCAACTCGGCCTTCAGACGCCCGGTCTGATCCACCGCGTTACTGATTGCATCCGGCAGATCGCGCTGCAAGGTGCCGCCGGCCTTGGCGATATCCGCGCCGAAGCCGTTGATCTTGTCCAGCATGTCGCCATTGAAGAGAGTGCGCAGGCCTTTGATCGTATCGAGGTCAGCCTTGCCGAACGCCTTCTGCATGAAGATGGCGCGACCCTTCTCGGTGTCGATCTTGTCGTATTCCTTCTTGATGTCGCGTAGCACGGCAAGCGGATCGCGACGGGAGCCGTTCTTCTCGAAGAACCTGACATTGGTCGCCGTGGCGGCAGCCTTCATGTAGTTGAGGTTGGTGAACAGGCGCAGGGTTGAGTCGGCCAGGGTCGCCAGTCGCTCAGGCTGCCGCTCCACCATCGACAACCCTTCAATGAAGGCCAGCGTCTGGTCAAAGCCGAGGCCACCGGCGGCGGCATTGACGCCGACGCGGGCAAAAATATCGGAAAGGTTTTCCAGTTCCGCGTTACCGAGGCGACCGGCCACCGTCATCTTGTCCAGCAACAGCAGCGCCTGCCCAGGCTTCGCCAGGTTGAAATTGAATGCGGTGCCGGCCACGGTCAGGCTCGATGTCAGACGATCCGCCGCCGCGCCGGTAACGGCCATTGCCACATTGGTGGATTCCACCACCGGCAGCGCCTCACGGAACGCCAGACCCGACTGCACGGCACTATTGAAGCTGGCCTGAAGCGCATCGACCTGCTGGCCCGTTTCCGATGCCATGCGGAACAGGTCGGCGCGCAAGCCATCCACCTTCCCCTTGGAGACGTCGGCGGTCTGACCGATCTGCCCCAGGCTCTTATCCATCCGCGCCGACTGGGCCATCAGCGCAACGCCGCCAAAGGCGACGCCGAAGCGGGCCATTTGGCCCTGGACGGAATTCATCGCGCCGCGCAGGGCGTCGAATTCCCGCTTCGCCACCGAGCCGAAATGCTTGACGCCGCGCTCTCCGCTCACCAGCCCCTGGACGAAGCGCGACGAGTCGGCGATCAGCTTCAGGGCGAGGGACATGTCGCGGCTGGCCATCTCAGTCTTTCTTCTCGGCGGTGAGGATTTTCAGATAGTGCTGAAACTCGGCGGGCCGGAGCGCCAGTATTTCGGAGCGACCCCAGCCCATGCGCAAGGCGATCAGTGCAACCCCGTTCAGGAGGCTTCGCTGCTCGCCGGTTCGTCTTCCCCCAGCTTTTCAAGCTCCGTCTGGGCGGCGCGCAAAATGCGCCAATCGACCGGCGCCAGCTTGCGCAACTGACCCGAGGTGAACGGCCCCTTGAAGTCGCCGATGCGGATTAGCTGGCGCACCATGAGCTGGGCGTTGAACGCGATCACCGCACTGATGTGAGTCTCTCCCTCGGCGTCCATCAGGTCGCCGACATCGTACTCACGCATCTCGAAATCAAAATGCTCCGCGTTACCGATCTTGAAGCCGCGCTTCAGCCGGCCCTTGGCAATGCCGTTCTCGATGGTGAAATTCTGATTGCTCACGATCAGGCCTCCTGACAATCCATGCCCTGGAACTTCAGCTTCACCTCGCCCTTGGACAGCTCAAGGGCGCCGGTGCACCAGGCGCCGGTCAGGATGTAGCTGCTGCCGGTGTCGGTGTCGAAGCTGATGGTCTCATCGGTGATGGAAAGAAAATCCGAGAGCTTGGTGTCGGCACCGTGGGCGATGGTGCATTCGATCTCGGGAATCTCGGTCTTCTCGGTGTAGCCGGCGACCCCGGTGTCGGCGGTAACGCCCTCGCGGGAAAGACCGCCGAAGTTCTTCAGCGTGGCGCCGTCCTTGCTACGCAGGCGCTGGCCCTTGACGGTGACAAATGTGCGGCCGGTAAGTTGCATGATGGCTCCTAGAGGATGTATTGAACGGCGGCCGCGAAGACGTCGAACTGATTGACGACATTCGGCGGGATGATGGCGTTGACGCGGTTGGGATCGGTCTCGGAGCGCACCACCTTGAGGTCGGCCTTGAATTGCTCCAGGTCTTCGAGCAGACCGACCTTGACCAGCTTCTGCGCCGCGCCGATCAGGGTGTTGCGGATCAGCTTGGGCGTGGCGATCTTCTGGCCGGGCTGGATCAGCGGCAGCACGTCGTCGCCGGCCAGCTTGTGGGCCGGGTAGTCACGGGCGACGGCGACGCGGAAGGCGTAGCGCATGTAATCCACCGTCCACTTGGTGTTGAGCTTCAGCAGACTGATGTCGTCGAGGCCGAAGCTGTCGGTCTGGTAGGTGGTCACCACCTGCTCGACGAAGACGCTGCCGGCCTGGTCGAAATAGAAGGTGCTGACGCCATCATGCAGCAGCAGGTTGCGCTCGGTGTCGGTGAAGCGGTCGGCCTCGTCCGGCGCCAGCACGTCGGGCAGGAAGATGCCCCGGAAGGGAATCGCCGGGTCGTTGCCGCCGGAGAACTCGACGCCGGCGGCGTACTGGGCCGCCACCACCCAAGGCAGGGTCGGGCAGCCCTTGAGTCCGGGCAGGCTGCTATGGGGGCTGTTGCGCGCCGCGCCGATGGCGGCCAGGGCGCTGTAGCTGCCGGACAACTGAGAGAAGACATGGCCGGTGCGCATGTCCATGCCGCCGAAGCGGGAGGCCAGCTCGTTCTCCATCGCCGTCAGGTTGGCGCTGTCGGTCCAGGGCATGATGATGGTGTAGAAGGCACCGGATGACATGGCAGCGATAGCGTCCGTCACATCCGGGTTGCCGGAGCCGCCGCTCATGGCGGCGATGGCAAGGGTCATACCGGCCACGGCGCGGGGTTCGCCCTGGTAGTAGCCGACGCGCACGTCGATGTTGTTGCCTTCGGCCCCCTTGTGCTTGGCGGTGAGCGTTACCACACCCAGGGCGGCGGCGGCGGTCACCGCCAGATCGGGCCGGGCAGTGATCGCGGCGGCAATGCTGGCGGCCACCGTGGCGGCGGCATCGCTGGCGTCGATGGCGACGGGCACCCGCACCCCGCCGATGTAGAGATACAGCGTGGTGGCGCTGGTGGCGGAGCCGGTGAGAGTGATGGTGCCGGCGGCCTTGACGCCGGCCACCAGATCATCGAGGGCCAGGGCGTAGGTTTCGGTGTAGGGATTGACCTTGAGGCTGGCGGCGATCATCTGCGCCAGCTGGGAACCGCGACCGAAGTAGTTAACGCCATCGGCCGGGCGGGTAACGCGGGTCAGCACACCCTCGGCGACGCTGCCGGCGGCCAGGCGCTGGCCGAGGATCAGAATCTTGTGGGCCATTGTCGGCAGGCCGCGCACGGCGCGGGAGGGGTCGATCTCAAGAAACTGGCCGGGAACGCGCCAATCGGTCGGGATCGTCAGAAAGGTAACGTTGTCACCGGGCATCTTCTATCTCCTGGGTGGTGGGTCTTACTTCTTGGTCTTGGCGGCAGCGGCGGGAGCAGCGGGAGTGGCGGCATCCGCATCCACCAGCGCTACGGGGGCGGGGGTCAGCGTCACATCGCCGTCGTTTCGGCGGCGGCGCCAGAACGAATCGTCCTCAACCCGCTCGCCTTCAGCCTTGAGCAGGGCGCCATTGGGCTTGCGCACACGGGCGCCGTTGATGGGGGTGGCAATGATCTGGGGCATGGAGTCTCTCCCTTAGGGTTGGAGGGTCTGAGTAGCGGTAAGCTCGGGCGCCGAGGCGGAGTGATCCGCCGGCTCATCAAGCCACTTGTTGTGTTCGCCCGCCGAGACGAAAGGCGGCAGGTCGTAATCAGCATGGAAGGTCACAAACTCGCCCAGGGCGGCCGCATCGAGGGCGGGGGGTAGCTGAACACCGGCGCGCATCTCGATGGTCACCACAGCCACATACAGGCCGGCGGCGTAGAGCGCCGCATCGGACATGAAATCGACGCCGGTCACCGCGTAGTGGGCATCGAGCAGGGGCATCACGCCATCGAGCATTTGGGAGAGGCCGATGGTGATGCCGTCACCCTTGCGCGCCGCCTCCTGACCCCGACTGTTGCGGGCCACACAGGCGACACCAAAGCGCAGCAGAGCGTTACCGGACTTGACGGCGAACGGCTGGGGCGCCACATACACGGCCGGCGCCTCGGCAGCCAGGCGCTTGACCAGGTTGTCGCCATCCAGATCGGGAAGGCCGGCCACGGTGCGCAGCTTGGTGCCGAGGGTGGCGTTTTTGACCAGGGCGATGATGGCGTCCTCGAACTCAGCCAGCATGGGCACCCCCGAAACGGGCCGAGAGCTGGCCGGTGAGGTTGTTGATGTGACGGCCGAGGACATCCAGGATGTCTTCGGCGTCGTCGTCGGAGACGCCGAGGAAGGGGCGGTCCGGGATGACTACCGACTTGACCGACGCCCAGGCGCCATTGGCAAGACGGAAGCGCAGGAAGCCGCCGCTGCGGGCCTTGATCTCGCCGCCGAACTGGTGGATGGCGGCATAGGGGCGATTGACGCCCCACTCGGCGAAGTCTTTTCCCGCGTTACCTGATACCGAGTCAGCCAGGTGGCCGTCTTTGGTCAGGGTGCGGCCACCGGCCATGCGAACGCGGAGGCTGGGCTTCCAGCGGCTGCCGTCGGGCGCCGTCTCGGTGCGAAAGCGCAGCCGGGTGCTGTTCTCGCCGATAGCGGCGATCTCGCGCATTATCGGCGTGGCGTTACGCGCCATCGCCAGCAGCGACTGGATTGCGGAGAGAATGCGGGCGTCTTCGACGCGGATGGAGAAGTCCATCAGATGAACCCGTCGCTGTTCTCACGCCGCCACACCGGGGTGGCGGAAGTCATTTCGGCCACGCCACCGGTGGGCAGTGACTGGCCGGCCGGATCGCCGATGGCGACGCGGCCAGCGGCGATGTCGCGCAACAGGGCAACGCAGCCGTCGTAACGCTTCTGGATGGTTTCGGTAACGCCGTCGTCGTAGAGGGTGTAGCGCGCAATGTCGCAGGCCAGGCGCACGATGACGGCCGGCGCGGGCGACACCGGGACCGAAAAGCGGGAGGCCACATAGCCGTCGATGGTCGAGTCGGCCTCGGCCAGGGCGTCGGCGATCCGCGTCATCACGGCCGCCACGGCCGCCTGCTCTTCGGCGGTGTAGGCCGCCAGCGACGATCCGGCAGCGGCGGCCGACAGCAACTCGGCCGACACCAGGCGCGGAACGCTTCGATCAACCCGCGCCGCGATCTCGTCGGCGGAGAAGCGGGTGAGGAGCTGGGCGACGGTGGCGTAGCTCATCGAGCGTTACTCGGCAGGAACTTCGATATCGACATCAACAACAGACAGCATCGGCTCGGCCTTAAGGGCGGCGATCTGCTGCTTGTCGAAGTCGGAGGCCGGCACATCGACAGCCGTAGCTCCCCAGGCGCGGCCAGCGCGACGAAAGCTTGCAACCCTGGCGATGATGCGCATGCCAGGGACTTTCTTGGTTTTGGATTTCTGTTCTGCCATGACACTCTCCTTGGTTGAACCCCGCCCGGCGATGCGGGCGGGGCCATTGACATGGGCCATTCAAGGCCCGACTTGCTTACCCGGTTAGCCCAGGCTCGGATCGACGACGAGTTCAACCGCCTTGTAGAGGGGGTTGCTCGCGCCGCTCGCCAGCTTCTCGACGAGCACCGCCTCGGCCTCGTCGCGGCGACTGGGGCCGCACACCAGGTGCGTGGCCCGGACCGGCAGGGGCGAGCCGTCGGAACGGTGCTGGGTTTCCAGCGCGGTGCGGGCCGCCTTGAACGACGTGGCGTCGAGGGTGGCCTTGGAGCCATAGGCCAGCTGATGGAAGCCGAAGCCAGCGACGTAACGCGCCTTGGCGCCGTAGAGGGCCTTGTTATCCATGAACATGCCTTGGTCGTTTGGGCGGTTCAGGGCGACGAACTCAGCCTTCTGGCGCTCCTGGAAGATCAAGGGCTTCATGAAGTTGCGGGACAAGTCCATCAGGAACCAGGGCGCACCGGAACCGCCGCCGGTGTTGCTCCAGGACGTCTCGGCGCCGGCAGCGGTGTAGCCGAGGTGGTCGGTGTCGAAGAAATACTGGCCATCAAAGCCCTTGACAGCAAAGCCGGTGGGCAACAGGCCCCAGACCAGTTCGTCCGGGTGGCGGGCCACCGTCTCGCCCTGCATTTGGAACATCGGCGCGTAGATGCCGAGCTGATCGTCGGCGATGTCATCCGCATCGACGCCGAGGGTATGCTCCCAAGGCTTGTTGGTGAGCGACGCGGCGGCGGCTTCCAGGTTGTTGATCTGGCGCTGGCCGATCCACTCCCGCATGCCGGGGAAGTCCTTGAGCCAGCCGTAGTTCTCGGTCTTGGTGGTCGAAGGAACGCGCATGGCGATGAGGTTCCACGTCGACTTGACGCCGGAGAAGCCCATATTGAAGGCCGCGTTGAAACCCTGGCCGAGAGACCGCAGGGACTCCGGCGTGATGACGATGCCGGCAAACCCGAGCAGCGCCATATCGCCGCCCGGCATCAACATCGACACATCGGCGCCGGCCTGGACCGGAACCGCAAATACGACTGCCAGGACCGCCAGGGCGACAGCCACTACAGAGAAAAGACGTTTCATGTTGCTCTCCTGAAGAATAGAGGGATTGCGCTGCGGATCACCGCGTTACTGACCGATCTGAACCCACACGCCATCGGCGTCGACGGCGATGATCTTGCCGGCGACGGAGCGGGTGTTGGTGCCGTTGGTTTTGGCGACCGTCTGGTCGTCGACGATGTAGCAGTCGGCGCCCACATCCGCCTGGGCGATCAGGTCGCCGGCAGACGAGTTGCCAAACTTGAAGGTGCCGCGCTTGACGCGCACGGACACATCACCGTTGGAGCCAGCGGAGTTGTCGACCGTCTCCTCGAAGCGACCGACAGCGATCAGGCCGGTGGCAGCGGTTCCTGGCGCGGCGTACCCAGCATTGAGAACGGCGATGCCGCCCTGGATCGGCTTGACCGATGCCTTGACGGGATAGCCAACGACGTCGCCGGCGCGTTCCGGCGTGTTGCGAGCAGTAGAGAGAGCAGCCATTTCTTAAGCCTCCTGTTTGCCGGCAGCGAATTGTTCAGCGGTGAGGCCCAAGGACTTCATCACTGCCAGGTCGGTGTCGGTTTGTTGAGCGGTGCCTGCGCCCGCCGGGGTCTTGCCCTGGGTCTGGGTGCCGGCCGGAGCGACCACGGGCGCGGTCTCGATGAAGCCCTTGAGGGCAGCCATGTCCTTGGTGCCCAGCTCCCGCGCCCAGGACTCCTGGGCCGGCAGCAGCTTGCCTTCCTTGAGAGCGGCGCTCACCACGCCATCCAGCTCGGCGCCGACGATCTTGGCGCCCAGGGCAGCCAGCTCGGTGCGGGCAGTAGCCAGATCAGCCTGAGTGGCCGTCAGCACCGCCAGGGATACATACTTGGCCGGGTCCGGCGCGGCGCCGCGCAGGGCGGCCAGCTCGCTGACCTGGGTTGATTTCATTGCCGCCAGGGCGGCGAGCGCCTCGGCTTCGGTGGCGGTCTCGGTGAGGCCGAGCGCCAGCAGCAGTTCCTTCATGGGAGGTTCCTCCTGGGAGAAAAGAAGAGCGGAAAGGGCCGCCGCACCGGCTAAATCGGTCAGGCCGTCAAGGCCAGGGGTATTGGTGAGCGCCACCGAATGGACGCCGATCACTTCGCCAGTGCGCTTGTCGTAGGCGAACACGGGGCTGATGTAGCGGTATTTGCGCGCGGCGATCAGGGCGGCCGCTTCGCCGACCCAGTCGATGCCGGTGATGTAGAGACCATCCTCGCGCGCTTCCAGCCCGCCTTCAGCCCAGCCGGAGGCGGGAGCGGGCTTGCCGTTGTCTTCGGTCTTGAGGGTCTGATGCTCGTAGTCGATCACCAGCCGGGTTTCCCGCTGGCCTCGAGCGGCGGCAATGGCAGCGGCGCGCGGCCGGTCGAGACTCCAGCCGGCAGACACTTCCACGGGACGGCCACTACCATCGGCGGAACGGAACCGACCGTAAGGAAGAATGCGAAACTCGGTGGGCACGACGCCATCGACGACTACAATGTTGGCGACGAGGGCAGCGATGGAGAGGTGGCGTTTGCTCATGCCGCCACCTTAAGAATGACACCCCTGCCGATCCACTAACCGGGGTTAGAAACATCCAAGCGGATCACGCGAGGAAAGTGAAACCGCAAAACCTTCGTCAACCACCCCATCAAAACCCGCCCGAAACCCGCGTTACCGCCGCGTTACTTTCGATTATTTCGTCCTTGCCGCTGTAACGACGGCCGCAGCACACGGAAAACGCGCTACAGGGCCTAAAAACCGCCACCAAATCGAATGCCCGACAACCACGCGGGTTGGCGGGCTTTATATGGCGAATGCGGGCAGGGCGATATATACTTGTTTCACGGGCGCGACACGGTGACATTCTCCCGGCCGTAGCCTGGCAGCGATGCCAGTGCGCCATGTGGGGTTTCCGCCAACGGCGGATGGGAGGCCCCACCGCCCGCCCCTTCTATAGCTCTTCCCCCTTCTTCATCAGGCGCTGGATTTCGCGCTGGCGGCGCGCCTGGTCGCTGGAGAGGCGGCGGAAGCTGGTCAGGAACGCCGCTTTCCCCGTGCCGGTAGCCTTGACGACGGTAACGTAGCCTTCCTCCTCAACCCAGAAGATCATGGTCTTGTCGCCTTCTTGCACGGCGCGGCCGCGTTCCAGGGCATCCTGGACGTGACGATATTCGGTGTCGGCCAGCTCCGGGTGTTCCTTGAGCTGCTTTGCCATCGTTGCCGGCGACAGCCGGACTACCGTCGACGTCAGCCCCATCGCCTGGGACATGGCCGGCCGCATGACGCCTATCGGCCAGTCGCCGACCGGAGATTGTTTCCAGGTCGTGAATGCGCCGCCGGCCAGATCGCGGGCGGCGGCGGAGCGAACATCGGGCGGGACGCTTTCGAGCTTGCCCACCAGGTGGCCGACCAGGTTGGCGCGGCGCCCGCCCGGCGGGTAGTTGAACTCCGGCGAGACGCCGGCGGGCACCTGCATGATCTCGCCGGTGCGCTTGTTGGTGTAGGCGGTAGTGGTCTCGGGCGGCGCGGTGCCGACTTTGAGGCCCTGGCGCTCGATCTGCCGCGCGCCCATCTGGATCACGCGGCACTTGCAGCCCCAGGCCCGAATGGGCATGTGGCTCTGCCACCAGGGATCATCCACCGGCAGCACCAGGCCACCCCAGGCGGCGTGTTCCTTGCGCTCATGGGCGCTGGGGGTGTGGTCATACATCAGGTAGGGCATGGACGCCTTGGCGCCCTGGATGCGCTGCCACTGCCCCTCGGCGTGAGCGGTGCGCAGGTTGGTGTCGTAGATGGTCTTGAGCCGGCGCGGGCTGCCCAGCTGCACGTCCTTGACCTCGCCGGTAACGGGATCGGTCATGGACTGGCGGCCCCACCAGCCGCGCTTGACCAGGAGCGGTTGCAGCCCGGCACGAAAATCCGCCAGGGTGGTGCCGTTGGCGATGGCGTCATCGACAGCGGCGCGGATGTCGGCCAGCAGGTCCATCTGCATGGCCTTGGCGACGGTGAAGGCGGCCTGGTGTTCCTGGCGCCAGACGTCGCGGTGGTCGAAGCCGATGCGGTAGCCCTTCTGCCGGAAGAAGTCGATGGCTTCTTCCGGGATCAGGGGCTTAAGAGTGATTGCCGCCATCGAGGCGCCCCCACAGGCCGGCGGCGAAACTGCCCTGGGCGAGTGCCTCGGTCAGGGCGGCGGAATCCATCTTGTCGATGACTTCGGGCAGGCGGGCGCGGAACTCTTCGAGGGTATTGCATTCGGCCGCCAGGCGTTCGATGGGAGAAACCAGGGGGCCGGTAACGCGCTCCCAGTCGCCGCCCATCTCGTCGGCCAGGGTGTCGAGGGAATCGTCATCCGGCAACGGCAGCGCATCCTTCATGGCGGCGGATTGAGTGGCGCCGGGCTTGGCTGGCCTGGTAGATGAAGTGGGCGGCGCATCTGGCGTCGCGTTACCGGCCACCAGCACGGCATCTTTCTCGCCAGCCTCGGGGATGCGTAGCTTTTGGTGTGCCCAGGACACGGGGATGCGCATGCCCATCGGCACCAGTTTGGGCAGGGACTCGGCGTAGAGCTTCAGGTCTTCGGCTTCGCCGGTGTCGATGGTGAAGCGGGGGATGCGGCGCGGATCGCGGACGCCGCGATTGACGGCGAGGAGCGGGTAGCAGAGGTCACGGGTGAAGCTGCCGCCGAGCTGGCGGGCGTCGGACACCTTCAAATCCTGCCGCACCTCGCCGTGGAGGTTGGCAATGCCGGAGCCGAGGCCGGTGGCCTTGGCCTCGCTGGAGCTGGTCTGACCGAGGATGGCCTTGCTGATGGAGCGCTCGGCCCAGTCCATCATCGCCATGTAGGGGTCGGAAGCGCCCTTGGCGGCCTCCTTGAATTCGATGGCCATGCCCTCGGGGATGATGCCGGCGGCGGCGTGGCCGATGCCAATGACGGCGCGCAGCAGGGTGGCCTTTTCCTTATCGGTAGCGCCGGGCGGGTATTTGCCCAGGCGCAGGGGCAGGCCGTAGATTTCGAGAAACTCGGCCAGGTCGCGGACGGCGTAGTTCTTGAACAGGAACGGCCAGGAAAGAATGCGGTGCAGGCCGGAGCGGGCGAGATAGCCGCTCTTGGCGGCGTGGCGATGGATGAGCCAGCCGAAGGATTTCAGCGGCAGTCCGTCGAGGGTGTTGTCGCGCAGGCGCAGGGTGTTGCGGTCCTGGCGGTCGAGCTGGAGCCAGGTTTGTGGCCGGTGATGCGCGGCGACGATCAGGCGCTCGCGGCCGATCATGTCCCACTCCAGCTCGATAGCGGAAAATCCGTGGCCGATGGCGTCGAGGGCGTCGAGCATCAGGTCTTCGAGGTTGGCGAAGTCGAGCAGCACTTCCTTCAGCCAGGCGGCGTCATCCTGTTCTTGCTTGCTCGGGTTGCGCGGCGGCACGATGTCCCAATCCACCGTGAGGAGGGCGCGCTTGCGCTTGCTCATCTCGGCATAGAGGTGGGCGTCTTTCTCCTCCATGTCCATGTACAGCTCGTGCTGGGCGGTGATGTCGCCCTGTTCGGCCGCTTCCAGGATGCGGGCCAGGCGGGCCGGTGTGAGGCCGCGCGAAGGGTGGCCGGCGAATTCCTGATGCAGGGCGCCGAGGCGGGAGGTTTGCGGTTCGGCGAACACATCGCTCTCGATGGGCTTGCCGTGTTGGTCGAGGATCGTTGCCATTACCAGGCTCCCGCACCGGCCACCAGGGCGTCGGTGTCTTCATCGTGGTTGGGATCGCCCCCATCCCAGCGGCTGGCGCGGGAGGGGGCGGGGGTGAATTCGGCGGCCCCAAACCCTGAGGTGGCTGCCATCCAAAGCATCTGGAGGGCATCAGGGCCGTCATCGTGATCGGCCTTCGGGAAGTGCCGAAGCTGGTCTATGAGCGTTGATTGGCTCGGGTGCAGGCGGATCAGGCCATTGACCATATGCGGCTGCAAGGTCTCGATGCGCAGCAACTTGTCGGTAATCGGCGTTACTGCACGAGCCGGGATTGGGATGCCTCGGGCGGCAGAGCGCTTCACCAGCTCCGAATACAGAAAGGCCTGGAACTGAACCGTCTCGATCACCCACAGCAGGCAACGGTACTGCGCCTGTAGCGTGATGACGTCTTCAATGATGCGGTCTGGCAGCCGCTTTTTGATAAGAGCCTCCACCACGTCGAGGATACCGGTGGCGCGGTTGTATCCACCCACCAGTAACGCGGAGGGATCGCGGCTGGCTCCGGCTTTCCCCAGGGAGGGATCGCAGGCGCCAACGAAGATCCACTCGGCGAGACGATTTACCCAGAACTGTATAGCCTTGGCGAAGGGGGCATCGTCGTCGGAGAGCGGATCGTTCTGCAACTCCGAGTCAAACGAGGCATGGCCGTCGCGGGCGCGTATCTTCATCAGATCGACCAGAGGGCGGCCGGCAGGCCAGCTTACTTCGGCGCCGGCATCCATCTCCAGCTTGCGCGCCTGGTAGAAGGCATCGGCCATGCCTTCACCTTGGGACAGCAGCAGATTCTCCCACTCATCCCAAAGCACCATGTTGTCGGGCCAGCGCATGACGGCCTTGAACTTGGCGGAGTGCCAAAGGGGGTTCTTCTGCAAACGCGCCAGCACCGAGTCATAGTGTAGGACGGTGCCGATGATGATGACGTCGAATTTCTCCCCGGCGCCGCCGAGTTTCAGCACGGCCTTGGTAATCCAGGATTGCAGCTTGTCGCGTTGCTCCGGGGTCTTGACGTTCTCGTCATTCTCCAGATCGTCACCAATGAACAGATCGGGGCGGTGCGGGCCGTGGCGACGGCCCCGGATGCGCTTGCCGCTGCCGACGGCCTCGATCTTGCGGTCGTTGCGCGTGACAATGACGCCGGCCTGCCAGACACGCCCGGCGCCGGCCGCCTCGGGGAAGTCCATCGCCAGGCGCGGATTGCTCTCCAGCTCGGCCTTGATGGCTTCGAGCATGATGGCCGCCTGGTCGAAGGCATCCATGCCGATCATGGCGTACCACTTGCGCTCGGTGATGATGCACCAGAGGACGAAGAGCTGGGAGGTGATGGTCGACTTGGCCTCGCCACGCGGTGCGGCGATATCGTCGGTCTCGGCCTTGAGGCTGTCAGCGATCTCGGGAAGGCGCTGGTAGAGATAGTCGTGGAGCCTGCTGTTGGGCTTTTTGACGTAGTGAGGGAAGTAGGTACGCGCGAAGTACTCGAAGTCTTTCCAGGCACGGTCGTGGCGCTGGCTCGACGCCTCCGGGTCCGGGTCGAAGCCATCCACCTCCGCCTCAATGATCTGACGGAACTGGCCGGCGAATTCCCCGATCTGGTCGAGGAAGGCGCGGCGGGAGGTTTTGGCGTTACTCATATACCATTACCATCCCATGATTCAAGGAGGAACCATGAGCATCTTCCATAAAGCAACCGTGAGCAATTACCTTCAGGAACTTGACAGTCACTATGCAGTGCTGAAAAAAGCCCTTGAGGGGAAACCCCTCGATAGACACGAGATGCAAATACTGAATTACGACCCCGACAGCGCCAATCCGCCAAGCCTTGTGCGCATCAATGTCGATGACGTTCTGGATGCCGTTGGATTCTTCAAGGTTGCAGTCGACAACATCCGCCGCATAAATTCGCGCGCCGTCAAAAAGACGTGAGCTAGCCATATACCTTCGCCAGTTCCGCCGCGAACGGCTCCAGCACCTCGGCGAAGGCATTGGCGTGGCGCGGATGCTTTGAGCGAATGAATTCCGCTAGACGCTTGACCACGTCGGTGGCGACGCCGAGGCGGTCGGTTTCCGTCATCAGGCGCCGACCGGCAGCCTGGGCCTTGGTGAGGCTGTCGGTGAGGCTGGCGATGGCCTGAGTACGCGCCAGAGGTTCCATGTCGGCGGTGGCGATCAGCTCGATGGTGGATTCAGCTTGCAGCACCAGAGAGGCGATCACGCGGGAGAGGGCCTGCTCCATGCCGCCACCAGCGGAGAGCAGCGCCGCGCCGCGCAGCTTGTCCCAGTCGTCGCCGGCTTTGGCGGCTTCGGCCTTCCAGCGCCGGGCAGTGGGCAGCGGGACGCCGGCCTTCTCTGCGGCCTGGGGAAGATCGAGATTGCCAGAAAGATAAGCGCCCCGCAGGGCGACCTTGACCGAGTCGTCGTGGGCCATGTCAATCGGCCGGAAGTATGGTGCGCCCCAGGACCACGTCCTGTCCGCGCTCAGTGAGCATGGCGGAATCCTGGGGGGCCGTTACTACCATGCCCGCCTCTTCGAGCCAGATCAGGTCGGCGCGGATCGCGCTGCTGGTGGCGACCACATTGTGGACTTTCTCCAGCGCGCCCTGGATGGCCTTGCTTGACAGGACGAAGCCCGGCGCAACGAACAGGCTGGCCAGGATGGCACGGCGGCGGTCGAGGGTGTTCATGGCATGCCCTTCTCGATGATGCGATTGAGGATGGTGCGCAGGTTGGTTTCGATGCCGCCGAGTTGGCCGGTGAGGGTTGATACCTCTTCCGCTACATCGTTGATGCGGTCGTAAATCTTCGCCAGGTCTTCGTGGCTTGGCGCTGCCTTGGTAACCTCCTCGACGCGGGTGATGCGCTCGCTGTGAGCCTCGATGTCGTCATCGCACTGGCGGCGACATTCAACCCTGGCGGCGGATTCAGATTCCTTGATGATGGCGATTGCATTTGTCGCCTCCGCAGTTTGCTTCTTAAGGGCCTTCTCGACTTCCGCGACGCGCTCATTTGTTTTGTCGTTACGCTTCTCAAGGTAGAGCCAGACACCGACAGCAAAGGTGCCTACCATGTTGATGATTTGCAGGGCGGTGGAAAGATTGAAGTCCATTAGCGCAGGGCTTTCTCAAGGTCGGTCTGGCAATCAATGTAGGTCTCCACGCCGGGTACCGCCCGGCGCCGACCCTCGGGGATGGGGTTTTCACAAACTCGGCAATGGGTTGCGCTGTCCGCGATGGTCTTTCCCTCCAAGCCGGCACGGCGAGCCTGGGCGGCCAGCGCGTCTTCTCGCGCGGCCTCCTCGTTCTCGGTGGCGCGGTCGAAGATGTCAGTCACCACGAACCTCCAGGACGGAGCCGGCGCCGATGGCGCGCACCACGTCGTCGGGCGCCGGGATTGACGGCAGCCCGGCCGGGCGCCAGCCGGCATGCTTGTAGATCGTCGCCGAGAGGGCCGAGCAGAACAGTTTGTCGTCGTCGGCCGGCGGCAGGGGAACGCCCAGGAGGCGGTTGGCGGCGACGCGGAACAGGTCGCCGAAGTCGTAACCGATGGAGACGCCGAGGACGTTCCACACGGCATCGACGGCATCGGCGCGCGTTACCGGGCAACTGAACACATCGAAGTCCTGCCCCTGGCGCTGGGAGAGCGGGGAGATGGCGGCGTTGGCGCCGTTGGTCTCGGCAATCAGCAGACGGCCTTCACACCACAGGGCGACGGCGGTGTGGGTGTAGGGACTCTTGGTAACCCAGCGCACGGCGGCGGGCAGGCCGCCATGCTTGGAGCGGATGGCGACCAGGTCGCCGTTCTTGATGAGCTGGCGCGCGTTAGCGTAATTCATTCGCCTTCGCCTCCAGCCAGTCGATCAGTTCCTGGTAGCGGTCGCGCAGAGTCCAGTAGGCGCGCATCGACTCCCGGTGATTTTCCTTCAGCGTCTCCAGCTCGCCATTCGGCGCCGGCGGAGGCGGGTCGGGCAGCACCATCAGCCGGCCCGGCGGAATCAACATCGGCCCCGGCGTTGGCTGCGTTCCACTGACGCAAGCGCTCAGCATCAAGGCCGCAGCCACCAGGCAGAGGGTTCGTTTTGTCATGGGTTTTTGCCTCCAGTTGCAGTCCGCTGAAAAATGCGTCGCGCCGATCCGCACGGACGGCGGCTTTCTTTTCCACCGCGTTGACGGCGACGGCAGCTTTGTCGTGTTTCTCAATCGCTACGGTCTTGGCCTTGCTCTTGCCGGCCTCGCACTCGGTGGCGGCGACGCTGTGGCCGAAGCGGTAGGCGCCGTAGAGAGCCGCGATGAGCACCAGCAGTACGCCGAATGCGATCCAGCCACGGGAAGCGGCAGGAAGCCTCATTTGATGGTCACCGCCTGGCTCGTGATAACGCGCAGGATGGCGTTACCGACGGTGAGGACCATCAACCCCCAGCCATAGACGTTGCCTGGCACCAGGGGCTGAATTACTCCCGCTGCCGCCTCGGCGGCTGCCAGGGCGGCGACGATGGCGTTAAACCAGAGGGTCTTGGATTTCCAGAAGGGTTTCATTCGTGCCTCCAAATACCGGACACAGGGGGAACCATGCCGCCGGCCATCCAGGCGGCCACATCGAATCCGGGGCAGCGCTTTGTCCATTCACTGGACGAGATCACGCCGTCGCCATTCAGGTCGGGCGACAGATCGCGGTGACCGACAATGCGGGCACCGGGGTAAGCCTTCTGCATGATGCGTACCCAGCCCGCCAACGCCTCCCATTGCTCCGGGAGGAACTTGTCGGTGCCGATCATGCAAAGCCCGATTGAGTTTGCGTTATGCCCCTGCGCATGGGCGCCGACCTCCTCGGGGGCGCGGCCGGTCACAACGACGCCACTCGTATAGATCAAGAAGTGGTAACCGATGCTGGTGAGCTGGGGATTGAATCGACCCTTGGCGCCGAAGTCGCGCCGGAAGCCACGCTGCCGATGCCACTGATCGATGGTTTCGACGGGGGTGCGGAAACCCGGCATGCCCAGGCTGCCATCGAAGAGCGAAACTCCGTTGGGCGAGGCCGAGCAGTGGATGACGATGAGGTTGATGGAGCGCATGGGAGTGAGGCTACCCACGCGCGCGAACCCACTCCATTAACCTCGGTTAAAACAAAAGCCCCGCAAGGGCGGGGCTTCACGTTGAGATACTTCCAGGGGCGGGTTAATTAGGGGTCATTCGGCTTATTCGTCGAATGAAAAAATACTTGCCATCCGTCTCGATAGAGAAGTCATCCAGGGTGCGTATCGCGGTCGCCTTCGATGCGGCAGCCTCTGAAATCAAGGCTTTTGAGAAGAACTCCGGCGTCGAGGTGATCTTTGAAAGCACCTTGACGAACAGCTTATGGCAGTAGCTATCCGCCTTGACGGGAGGGACGGAGTTTCCACTTTTATCGTAGGACGAGCATTGCCACGCGACAGTATCAGCATCTTTCTGGCTGTTTCCGATCACTTCAAACCTACCAAGCTCCGCGCCCTTGATATCCCAAACAACCTTCTTCTTCCCGCCATCACTTTTTGTAGCTTCGCGATTCATCAACGGAAGGCCTTCGGTGATGGCGGCCGTATCAATGCGATCCACAATTAATGTCGGGGCCTTGGCAAACGCTGAACCAGCCAGCAAGGCATAAACGATAAACAACACGCAACGACCTATCATTCTATTTCTCCCTAAAAAAGCTGCCCCTGCCGCTTCGCCCGCATGGCGATGCCCACGGCTTTGACGACACGATAAATATGAATTTCGGTTAAATCATACTCGCGGGCCAGGGCGAGATGGTTGAAGCCGGTGAACTTGTGCCATATCTCTATGTCGCGCTGGGCGATGTCGAGGGCTTCGCCCTTGGGGAAATAGATGGCTTGCCCGCCCCAGTCGGCGCGTATCTGGTCGGCGACCTCGACGCCGATCTCGGCGGCCTGCTCGTTGGCAACGCCGCGCTTGGCGACAGCGGCGGCGATCTTGTCGGCCATATCGCCGATGAGCTGGGGGGCGCGGCTGGCCTTGTAGTCGCGGGCGTCATCCATGAGCGGATTCCTTTCGGCGCTGCTGGTATTCGAGGGCGATGGCGATGATTTCCTGCGCGGTCTTGGGCAGCAGGCTGCCCAGGGCATCGATGTCGGCGGGGGTGAGGGGTTTCATCATGCGGAGGCCTTTCCGGCGCGGCGCACTTCGCCGACGAGCCAGTCGAGGGTTTGCAGGCATTCGCGCCAGAGCCAGGGCTTGTTTATCACGCCGGCTTCCTGACAACGCTGGCGGCACCATTCAAGGTCACGACCGTGAGCCGTCAATTCGGCATCAAGGAACGCCCATGCTTTAACCTGTTCCTTTTTGTGCTTAGCGGCGAGGGCCGACACGATGCCCTTCAGGTGATTTTTATCCTTTACCCAGCCCAGGCGAGGGATTCCGCCAGACCGCCCGCCAGTGATGTTCTCAGCAATGGTGTCGGCGTAATTCCAGGGCAGCTTCATGTCGGTGAGCAGGGCCTCAATCTTCTGGTACATGGCGTTACTGTCGAGGGTGCTGGGAGCGCCTGGGTAACGCCCGGTGGATGACGTCTTCTTCGGGTTGTCCGCGCCGAGTTTACGCAGGTGGTCGAGGACGAGGGATGCCTTGTCGAGGGTGAGATGCTTTGTCGATTCGACGCCAACGCCGGGTAGCTCCAGCATCATCTTCCGCCGGGTATCGTCGTCAATGTCCAGCTGGCTGCACGATGCGTAGATAGCCCGGCAGCGGGCGGCGAGGATGGGGCCTTGGGTTGCCATCAGGATTCGTACCCAATGCTGACCAGCTCGATATCCTTGCAGGTCTTGCGAAGGTTGCGGGTGAAGCTGGCGGGGGTGTTCCAGATCGGCGACCAGGTGGAGACATAGCTTTCGGCCGTTTTCTTGTACCAGTCTCGGAGGGAAGCATCCAGGTGGCGTGATTTCATTTTCTTTTTGGCGTCCTCACGCTGCTTTGCCGACCACAACCAACGGCGGGACTCGCGCATGAACTTGTCCGCCTCCGGGCAACCCCCTCGCATCCACTCGCCCTTCCACACCCCGTTGACGTAGATGACGATCCCTTGCTTTAAGGTTCCTACAGGCTCAACAGCCGCAGTGAGTTCGTAGCCATCGGCCTTGAAATTCACCCGCCCGTAACTGAATGAGAGGTTCGCCTCGATGCCGGCCCATTGGGCTTTGGTGATGGTCATGTCATCAATCCATCAAATAAACAACATCGCCGTCGGTGTTGCTAAAAACCGATGCCAAGTCTCGTGCCACCAGCCATTCGACTGCCTCGATGATTACTGGATCAGCATCGGCTAGAGAATGCACCTCCGAACCTTCCGTGTTGGTGGGGGAGAACAGGTGGCCGAACGAATCTTCTCTGACGCAGTGACATTCGATTAACGACCGCATTGACTGGTCCGCGATCTCGAAGGCCTTGGCGGTCATCTCAGCGGTAATGCTCATTTAACGATCTCCTCCAGGCTCTCGCCGAGCAGGTCTTCGGCTTGTTCGATGTAGGGGTCCAGGGCCTCGCGGTCGATCCGGTTGTCCATGCAGTCGGTGTGCAGGTCGATGGTGGCCACCAGGTTGCGGAGGCAGGCCTTGAGGTCGCCGATCAGCACTTCGTCGGTGGTGGGGCCGATAAAGCTCATAGGTGCCGCTCCTCTTCGCTGAGCAGGCCGGTGCAGGCGCCGGTGTCGTCGTGGCGGACGTTACTGGCGGCGGGCCGAGGAACGACCGGAACCCACTTTCCGCCCTGATACGTCTGGTGCCCTGGGTAGGTGTTGGCGCATTGGCCGGCCGCGTACCACCGGGGGTCAGAGCGCGGTATCACGATCCACTCGCCGGTCTGTCCGTGCCGGACGCGGATGGAGCCGGTCTCGATGTCGGCGGGGGCGGGATGGGCGCAGTCCGGGTTGCTGCACCGGAACCAGTAAGCTAGCTCCTGCAAGGCGGATTCAATGCTGTCGTAGCAGGTGGTGTCCCAGCACTCGGGGTAGTGGATGGCGATCGCGACAGTGTCGAGGACCGTGGCGGTGAGCGAGTTAGAGCGCATCCGAATGGCTGCTGCTGCGGCCATCCCACCCCGCCGGAAAGCTGCATCGCCGGGCTGAGGCAAGTCGCAGTCAAATTGCGCGGCGCAATCTTCAGCGGCTCGCGCACACGCTTCGCGCTCTTCGGCCAGGGCTGATTTGATGGCGTCGAGTTCTTTTCCGATTAGGGCGTTGACGCGTTTCAGTTCGTCGTTGTCGCGCTTGGCGTCGACGAGCTGGGCTCTACGGATATCGACTTCACGCTCCCATGTATCGCGCTGGGCCCTTACGACTTCGAGCATCGAGGATATTTCTGCGTTCTCGGATTTCTCGTCAGAAAGCTCGGATATGAGCGTATCCCGATCCCGCTGGATACAGGCGGGACATCCAAACACGTCGGGCTTTTCTTTTCCGGCGGGCGTTATCTCAACCTCGCCACTTCCGCCGCAGAGTTCGCATTCGTTACTCATCGCCGGCCCCCATATGGAATCCAGAAGAGAGGCCGCCCCACACCGCCCCCGTGATGAAGCCAGGAAGCATGGAAGTAAAGAACAGCACGACGCCGATGAGCACAAGGAGGTAGTAGATGAATGGGAAATGCTCTTCTAGGTAGTCCATGTTTCCCATCACGCAACCTCCCCACCCAGAGCCTCAACCAGGGCCGGTAGCAGGCGCAGCAGCTCGCCGCCCATGAGTGTGAGTTCTGCGTCGAAAATCTCGTCGGCGTTTTCGGCCTGGCGCTCGGCTTCTTCCTTGAGGATGTCGAGGAAGGCGAGGCGCTTGATTTCCAGCTTGTCGGTCAGAACGAAGGAAATCCTGTCGTCAAAGGTCAGCGCCAGGCGGGTGGGCATCTTGCCGCCGGCGATGTGAGCGCGTATTTCTTCACCGTCCAGCGGGTGGCGCAGGTAACGCACGGTGGCCTTTTCTTCGCCGCCGGCTTTGAGTTCGCAGTCGCGGTCGATGGAGAACCCTGCCGGGGCTTCGTCGGCGGCCAGCCAGTCGGCAATGGCCGAGGCCGGGGAGGTCTCGGTTTTGAGGCGCTTCAGGGGCAGATCGTCTAGCGACTTCGCCAGGACTTCCAGAACCTCGTCAGCCTTGCGGGCGTTACTGGCATCCACGCACAACCAGCCTTCCTTGGGCGCGATCCACACCCAGGTGGTGTGGTAACGGCTGAAGGCGCGAGGGAGCAGATCGGTAACGATCTGATCCTTCATTACAGCCCGTTGCATTCTTCCTGGGCGGTAGCCCAGGGTTTTCTCGAACGCGGCAGCGCGGGCCTGGACGGTTTGATTGATGACTGCGGCGGGCAGCAGCTTCTGTTCACTGCCCAGGGCCAGCAGCCAGTTACCGCCGACGCTATGCACCAGGCTGTCGCCATCACGGGGAGGAATCCAGCCACGGGACTTCATATCCTGGCTGCCACAGGGCTGGAAGGCTTGGCGGGCCAGCTTCTCGGCGACGTCGGTGGCATTGAGGTGGGTGCCTGCCTCGATGCGGAAGGGGATGAGGTTGCGGAAGAACATCACGCCACCTCCGCGATCTTGGCCTTGGCCTTGCCCTTGGCGGCCTTGGGTTTCTCGTCGTCGCCCTGGCGGCGGGCGGCGTCGGCGATGATGGTGCGGGCCAGCTTTTCGGCGTCGTTGTCGCCGACGGTGATGAAGCGGTTGTCGATGCCGGTGATGGTGCGGATTCCGAGGATGCGGCGCTGCTGATCGTCGAGGCCGGCGAGGGCGTCGATGACCAGGCTCTCTTGGCTGCGGATGAGGACGGGGGCGAGGTCGGGCGTGAGGGCCTTGATGCGGGCGATGACTTCGGCGTCGGCGGCCCAGTCGATGGTGTCTTCGGATTTCTTGTAGCCGGCGCGGACGCCGTCGACGGTGAGGGAGCGCGGCTTGACGAAGAGATTGGGCGCGGCCATGAGCAGGCCGTCGAGGTAGGCCGTGGCGGCGGCTTCGTTGGCAGCGTACTGGTCGATGGTGGCCTCGTAGCGCTCCAGGATGGGGGCGATAGCGGCCTTGATTTCGGCGTTGAGGTGAGCGGCGCAGGCGGCGGTGTCGTTGTGGGCGTTGGCTAGGCGCTGGGCGGCTTCGCGGATGGCTTCGAGGGTGACGGATTGGGTTTGCATCTTGGTGGCTCCGGTGGGTTAAAGGGCGGGGATTTCTTCGGACCAGTTGCCATCGACGCCGGTGAACTTGCCGAAGGCGGCGCGCAGCTTGCTGACGCGGCTGAGGCCGTGGAGGGCACGGCCACGGATAAACTCGGCGGCTTCATCGACTTCGGCCTGTGTCGCGGCGATCCAGTAGCCCTTGGCGGGGTGAGAGCAGACGGGAATACCTTCGTCGATTAGTTCATCCACTAGGTTGCGCACGGCGCGCTCGGTGGTATCGAGTTCAAAACACAGGGTCTTGACGCTCTTGCCGTTGGCGGCGCCGACGCACAGGACGCGGCGCAGGCTGCTGGTGGTGACGGCTTTTTCAGCGGACATGGGAGTCTCCTTAGATAAGTCGGTAGCGGTAGCTGCGGTTTTCCCCGCTGCGTTCGATGCGCTTGTCGGCGATCAGGGCGGCGAGGGTGAGGCTGAGGTTGCCGGTGGAGCGAATCCCCATGTCGGTCATGCTGTGCCAGCCCCCATCCGCGAGGCCGGCGAGGATTTTTCCGCGCAGGGGACTGGCGGCGCCGGTGGAGAGGGCGACGGCGCGGCGCAGGAGTGCGTTGTCTTCACGCTGACGCACGGCGGCGGCGCGCTCCTCGGCCTGGCGGTGGACGGCGCTGGATAGGGCTTGGACCTGATCGGCAAACGAGAGGCTGCGCATGGTCAGGCCTCCAGTCCGGCCCGGCGTAGCCGGGTGAATATTCGGTGGCAGAGAACGCCGACGGCGGTGGCGGCGGCTTCGTCGGCGCTGCGGCTGGCGCCTCCCTGGGCATGCAGAACGGCGTGAGTCACTTCATGCGGAATAACCTCGGTTAGCAGACCATCAGCGGCAAGGACGATGGTTCCGACGGTCTTGGCCAGGGGCGATAGGTCCGGCTGGAAGAAGGCGTGGATGGTGTGGTTACGCTGACATGGCCGGCCGCCAGAGACCCACTCGGAATGCACGTCGTCGATACTGGCGAGAAGGCGGACGCGGACAGCCAATGAGCCGTGACGGACCTTGAAGGCGACGATGGCGCGGCTCATTGCTGCCCCCCCCCGAGCGGGTGGGAGAGGACGGGCACGGTGAGGGAGCGGATCAGCCGGGGGGCGGAGCCGTAGCCGACGTTGTCATACACAAGGCAGTCGATGACGCTTCCGTTGTTGTTCTGCACGGCGCGGGTGCCGGGCTTGTCGGCGGCGCAGACGTCGGTGGCGGCGAGGTAGGCTACGCCGCCGGCGATCTGCTGCATGGCGGCGCTCTCACTGCGCTCGCGCACGGCATCGGTGACCAGGATGCCGGCGGCGAAGGCGATCAGGCTGTAGAGGGCGAGGGATTGGCGGGCGCTCATGGCGTTACCCTTTCCATCCACTGCACGGAGACGCCGCAGCGCTCGAAGACGCCGACCTGGTAGGGGCCGTCGGCGCTGTGGCCCTGGCGCTGGTAGCTGGCCTGGCCGACGCGGGCGAGGTTGCGGACGCGGGGGCAGTCGTTGACCCAGATCACGGGCTTGTGGGTGGAGATGTCGGCGTTGAAGGCGATGATCTCCAGCTCGTCGCGCAGCAGGCTGTTGGCGGCTTCGAGGATGGTGTGCACGTAGGCATGGACATTCAGCGGCGGAACGACTGCCGGGGGTTCCTTCCGGCGCATCTGAATCACAGTGGCGCTCATTGCTTGGACTCCTTGGCGGGTTTGTTAGGGCAGCCCTGGCAGGCGCGCCAGCGTTGCACCAACAGCGGATTGAAGGTGGGCACGGGGCCGTTGGCCTTGGCGCAGTCGGCGTAGGGCGTTTCCCAGCCTGTGTAGGGGCAATTGACGGTGTGGAAGCTCGCGATCACGCGCTCCACGAACTTCGGCGGCGCGGGCCGGGCCGATTTGCCGGTGGAGAGAATCTGGCTCACATAGCTGCGGCCGACACCGAGGCGGTCGGCAACGCCGGCCTTGCCGCGTTCATGGTTCTTGACGGCGGCCTCCAGGATCGTGCGCCAGTCGGGGGTGGCCACGGGCGTTACGGGTGCGTTACCGTCCATAAATCGCGTCCTCCTCGGTAACGGGCTTCATCCAGACCACCTTGCCCAGGTTGGGGTCATAGAGGCTGTCGACCTTGCAGACGATGGGCGGCAGCGGGCCGGTGTTGCTGATGAGGCGGTAGCGGCAGAGCGTGGCGTGACGACGGCCTTTCCCGCCTTCCTTGGTGCGCTGGACGTAACCACCGGCCCAGAGCTTGGCGAGGTAGTCGATGGCGCTGCCGGGGGCGACGGGGATTTCTGCCGTGGCGGCATGGGCGGCCAGCTCGCGGGCGTTGGTGTCACCCTTGAGGGTGCGCAGGGTGCGCCACATCTGTTCCTGGGCGAGGCCGGCTTTGTTGGGCGTTCCGTCGCGCTTGATGCGCGGGGCTTCGATGCCCATGTCCTTGACCAGTATCCAGAGCTGACGGATGCCGGTGGCAGGCTTGCGCACGGTGGCGATGATGCCGGCCTTTTCTAGGCCACGCAGGTAGTCGCGGCAGGTGTCTTCGGGGACATCTTTGGGTAGCACATCGCGGCGGGTGAAGCCGGGGCCTTCCTTGCCGCCATGCTTCTTATGCCAGGCGCGGATGTTGTCCCAGATGCGCTGGCGCGGGCCTTTGCCGCCGACGAATTTGGAGGGGTGGTTACGCTGCATGAGCGGCCTCCGCTTTTACGGCATTACGGAGTTCGCGCAACAGGCGCACACGAACTGCCACCGCGTTCTCAATTACATGGCCTGATAGAGGGTCTTTAAATACAACGCGAAACGCACTCCCCCTAGACGCCTCAAAACTATCGAACTCGGCCACGATCTGCTGGGCCACCTTCATCAGTTTTTGATTTTTGCTCGCCATCAAGAAGCCCTCCTGGGAGCCTCGCCGGTGTAAAGGACGCGGTCGGCCCACTTGGCGCGCGTTACTACGTCCCAGCCTTCGATAGCGGCGGTTTCGGCGATGCCGGAGAGATTGACGCAGACGCGGCGCACGGAGCCGGCGGCGATGCCGACCAGGTGGTCAAGCAGATCGTCGGCGACCTCGATTCCTGGGGCGTAGATCGGCGCCAGGGCGCGGGAATCACTGAGACTGACGGGCTGGGCGGGAATCCAGGTGAGGACGCGGCTATGGAAGCGCTCCCAGCGCTTGAGCTTCTGCGGCAGCAGCTCTTCACCGGCGATGATGATGGTGGATTGGCTGCCTTCGTAGATATCGCGCACCAGCTCAATCATGCCGTCGCTGCGGGTGCAGAAATCGAACTCATCTATCATCAGCGGGCGGCCGCTGGAGGCGAGCTGCTCACACACCTGGTCGAGCATCTGCGGGATGGTGCCGTGGGGCTTGATCGACATTTCGGTCAGAGCCTTCTCAAGCAGGGCCTTGCGGCCCCAGGCGCTACGCATCTGCATGTAGTACGCGCGGGTGGCGTTGGCGACGGCGACCAGGCTGGTGGTCTTGGCGTAGCCGGCCGGGCCGTAGAGAGCGGCGAAGCCAGGCAGACCGGCGTGGCGGCTCTTGAGCCGTTCCACAGCGGTGCGGACCAGGTCGAGGTTGTGAATCTGGGCTACTTGTGACATCCTTGTTTCTCCTATGTAGGTGCTGCAAATGGGCCGCTGCGTGATGCCAGTCACGCGGCGGCTTTTCTCTTTCCGGCCTCGGCGCGGTATTGCGCGGAGTTCGGATACGTGCGGTGCCAGCGGGCGTCGTCGTCGCTGACCGGATCGCCGGCGAGGACGCGGCGGTCGATATCGAGCCAGTCGGTGTAGTTCTCGGCGGGGGTGCGCTCGGAGCGGGGGCGCGACGTCTGTGCTGGCGACTGGACGAGATTTCCTTTCTTCTCGTCCATTTCGTCCGCTGATGTCGGCAAGGCGCGCTGCGCCTGGATTTCTCTGGGTGACAAAATGGACGAGATTGCCTCGGCGTCGATTACGCGTCCGCCGATGACGATCTGACCACCGGCGGGGGCGGCAATTGCTGGGGCGCCGTGCAGCTCTTCGAGAATCTCTTCGCGCTTGGCATCAACACGGGCGAGGCGGCCCTTGGCGCGCCTTTCGCGGGCCTGCTGCACCACCGGCACGGGGAAGTAGTGGCGACGGTTGCCGTCGGCTTCGGCTTCGCAAATGAGGCGGCCTTCGGGGGTATAGACCCAGACCTTCATGGGGTCGTGGATGTCGTAGGCGATCTGGGCGTTGGTGCCGTGGAATTCGGTCAGCTCGCGGGAGAAGTAGCGATTGCCGAAGAGGTTGATTTCTCCGCGCTGTATCACCCGCGTTACTCGGGGGCGGAAAAGGGTGGCAATGGCGTCGTCGGTAACGCTCTCGGGGTTCCAGCCGCGCAGCTCGAAGGCGCGCCAAACGAGGTCTGGGGATGATCCCTTGAGGGTGCGATGGGGGCGGGCGTTGTAGGCGGCGACCTTGTCTTCGACGAAGGCGACAAAGACGTCCCAGGGGATCAGGGGCATGGTGCCGCCCGACTTGAGGGCCTTGCGGGAGAGCTTGAATTGTTCGAGCCGGGCTTCGCGGTCCATTGCGGCGCCGATGTAGGAGGGAAGCTGCTTTGCTGCCGTTACCCAAAGGGTCTGGTGCAGGCGCTCGATAACGCCTCTGGCCTGGGAGTTGTAGGGCAGGCTGTTTTCCATACTGATGCGCAGCCGGCCCATGAGGCCCGTGGTTTCGTCGAGCATCATGGCGTTCTTGTAGCCCGAGCCGTTATCGACGTAGAAGATGGCCGGGATGCCGACGCGGGTGACGCCGTAGCGGATAGCATCGACAACGGCGAGGCCGGATTCGGCGAGATCGACGGACCAGCCGGTAACGCGACGGGTGGCGATGTCGATGATGCTGGTGATTTCAGGCCGGAATGGGCGACCGTGGAGCGGGTGCTGGACTTCGGCGTCGAAGGTGTGTCCGTCGGCGCTCCAGACGTCATTCGGCTCAAGCTGGTCGAAGCTGCGACGGATGAATGGCTGGATGTTCTTGAGTTCGCGGGGCCCCATGCGGCCGCGTTCGCGCGTTACCGTTCCGAGCTTGCCGAGGAAGCGGCGCACCTGGTGGATGGAGGGGCGTTCCTGGTCGTTCCAGACGTGGCAGGCATCGGCATAGGCGGAATCAACGCTTGGCTTTTGCGGCACCTGGTAGAGGCGCAGGAAGGTGGCCGCCCAGGGAGGAATGCTCATGTCGGCCTTGGGGGCCTTGGGGGCTAGGTCTTTGGCGGAAAGCCAGCGCTTGATGGTGCGCACGGAGGGGAGGCCGTCGCCGGCACGGCCGCGCGGATCGCGGGCGAGGCGCAGGGCGTTGTTGATGATGGGGTCTGCGTTACCAGTCCGGGCCAGGGTGAGCAGCGTGGTGATGGCGGCTTCCTGACTGCACCCGGACTTCGCCTGGAAGCGATGGATCGCGGCGACGATGCCGGTGCGGGCGTCTCGCTCTTGGCGTTGGGCGTCGGTGAGGTCGGCGCAGGGAATAGAAAGGCCGGCGGCGACGGTGGTAGTGGTCACCGTGCCGCCGGAAAGTGCCGGCGCCGCTGCCGTGTGCGTGGTGTTGGCGCCGGAGGAGGAGACGAAGAGGTCGAGCTGAATGGATGACAGGCGGGCGGTCTGTAGGGTTTCGCGCACCGGCTTGGGTAGGCTTGAAATTGGGAAAAGCCGCTTCTTTCCGCCTCGGACGGTCTGCTCTCGGTAGGCCCAGCCTTCCTTGATGGAGCGCTTTTGCACGGCCTGCGGGGAGACATTCAGGGCCGCTGATATTTCGGTGAAATCAGCTTCCGGCCCAGTGGCCTGAACTGAGATTGAGGTGTTCATACCGGCTCTCCGAGGAGCTTTTTTAGGGCCTTTTCCTGGCGGGCGAGATCGTCTTTCATGCGCCCGATGCGGCCGAGCTGGGCTTCCAGGGCGTCACGGCCAACAGAGAGTCGGGCGCCGCGCAGATCGGCAAGCCATGCGGTGATGGAGTGGGTTTCGAGAGTGACTTCGAGGGCGGGCAGATACTCCAGGGGGAAGCGCCATTCCTGGCGGCTCTCTGCCGTCCAGCTGTCGAGCTGGTTTTTGGTGATTTCGCTGCCCGTCAGCTCAGACATGCGGGCGGCAATCTCAAATCTCGATAGCGGGCTGGCCTTGAGTAGATCGGAGAGCAGATGGCGCAACGCGATGCCAACGGAGAGAGCGCCCGGAAGTGGTGTCTTGGGTGCCGGTACGGCAAACAGGTCTGCCGTGAGGGTGTCTTCGCCGCGTCGCATGTCTACGCCGCCACCCTGTTATTGCCATTGACGGCCAATCGCTCCCGCGTTACCTTGGCCGCGTTGTGTTGCACCGCCCGAAAGCCCCGAGGCTTGATGCTGCCGTCCTCGTTGTAGCGGGAGGGCCAGATATCCTTGGGGTGCATTCCCAGGGCGTCGGCGATGCGCTTTTCGTTGGCTGGCAGGCTGCGCACCAGGGCAGCTGACATGGATGTCGAATCCTTCAGCCCGTGAGCGAGCGCCAGGCTGCGCAGTGTGATGCCGAGTTTGATTAGGGCCGCCTTGACGTCGGCCGGGTGCCAGTCCTCTTGATTGGCTTTTTTTGCTGGCTTCGTATTCAT